TGCTGGCACTCTAGTCAATCCTGGCAAAATCGCTGAACTTACAATAAAGACTCCTCTTTCACGCAAAGATAATCTAGATGTCTATGAAGAAACAATTGAAGGTCACAATTATTTTGTAGCAGTAGACGTTGCAGAAGGCCGAGGGCAAGATTACTCCACGTTTAACGTGATTGACATTACAGAAATTCCTTTCAAGCAAGTCGCTAAGTATCGGTCAAACTCAATATCACCACTTCTTTTTCCAAACGTAATTCAGAGAGTAGCAACCGCATATAATAAAGCAACTGTCCTGATTGAATCAAATGGCCCAGGTGGCGAAGTTTGCAATATACTCCATTACGATTTGGAATACGATAACTCAATCAACGAATCAGGAGTACACGCAAAATTAGGCATAAAAATGACTAAGCGAGTTAAAGCAGTTGGTTGTTCTAATTTCAAGGACCTTGTAGAGACAAACAAACTAATAATTAATGATTTAGAGACAATATCAGAGATATCTCAATTTGTTGTTCGAGGAAAGAGTTGGTCAAGTGAAGAAGGTGGCACCGATGACTTAGTAATGAGTCTAGTGTTATTCTCTTGGTTCTCTTCCCAAGAACTATTCAAAGAGTTAAACGACATAGATTTAAGAACGAAATTATATGATGGACAGATGCAACAAATAGAAGATGACCTGACACCCTTCGGTTTCATAGAAGATGGAATAGAGGGAGATGATAAATATGTTATAGAAGATGGAGAGGTCTGGCAAATCTATAATTAGAAAGGAAGAAATGTTTAAATTAACCGATTCAGCAAAAGCACAGATAGTGTCAGTTTGCAATAAAGAGGATAGCGATGCTGTCCGTTTCAGTATTAAGGGTGGCGGATGCTCTGGATTTGAATACAACTGGGAAGTGTTAGACGAATATATTCCAGAAGAATACGACAGAACACTAGATTTGGCAGATGGCAGGCGATTCGTAGTAGATAATGTTAGTATTAACTACATAGCAGGAGCCACAATTGATTTCGTTACAGAAGTAATGGGGTCGTCTTTCAAAGTCTCTAACCCTAATGCGAGTTCCGCTTGTGGGTGTGGAGAGTCCGTAGGATTTGATTCTATGTTGGATTACGACAGTGATTCAGTAACCTTATCCGATGCCGGCATATGAGAATGAAGAGTCGATATTGTGTTAAATGTTCCGCTATATACTCTTTTCAATGTTCGTGTCCAAATAACGTGAGACATAAAAATATTATGCGAGATTTCCGTAAAACTAGTATGGCCTCCGTGGAGAAGGCGAAAAACGAAGTTGAGTGGAAAACAATAAAATTATAAATAGTTGTATGGTTAGAGGAGAGTGTTCTTCTCATATCTCGTCAGAATTATCGCACGATAACTCAATAACGGTAAAATGATTGGGATAATCCATAGTAAATAATTTTAATATAGGAGAAAAACGATGGGATTTCAATTAAGCCCAGGCGTCCAGACAAGAGAAATTGACTTGTCAACGTCTATCCCCGCGGTTGCTACCTCTTTAGGTGCTACAGTTGGTCGTTTTACTTGGGGTCCGGCATTTGAGCCGTATTTATGTACCTCAGAAGCCGACCTGGTAGCAGTCTTTGGACAACCAACCAACGATACATATCCAGCGTTTCTTTCTTCTGCCGCTTTCTTGAAGTATGCAAACAGCCTTCAAGTAGTACGAGTTGTTGATTCAGGAGCGATGAATGCCGCGCCTTCTGGAAATGTAACTCAAATCACAGGCGAAGAAGATTTTGAAACACAATTGGATTCAGGTACTCTGACAGAAGGCTGGTACGCCCGATATCCTGGTACTTACGGTAATGGCATTAGTGTAGAAACACACGATGGTACGGCAACTTGGAGTGCTTGGCAATATGCCGGTGCATTCGATGTTCAGCCTGATTCCGGTAACAACGAAATGGCAGTTGTCGTAGTTGTTGGCGGAGAAGTTGTAGAACGATATCTTGTAGGTCTCGCACAAGGCGATAAAAACAGTGACGGTGGAAACATCTGGGCAATGGATATAATTAATCCTCGCTCTAAACTTGTTTGGGTTAACACGGATAACGTGACTAACACAGGTGCAGGTGATGTAACAATGTCCGGTGGAATCGCAGTCTCGGCTGGCGTTCCTGCTCATTGTGATGATGGCAGTGGCGATGACCAAGCGACTTGTGAAGGCAACGCAAATACTTGGGTGCTAGAAGTAGACCCCGGAACTGTTGGCTCTAACGAGTATATGCAAGGTTGGGATAAATTCCTGAATGCTGACGAAATTAATATTTCATTAGCAATTGCTGGTGGACTCTCTAACGAGAATTCTGCCCAGGTTTCTATTGTTTCTAAGTACATCATTGAGGTAATAGCAGAAGGTCGTAAAGACTGTATCGCTATTATATCACCTCCGAAAGAAGTTGTTGTTAATGTTGGTGGAGCCACTAACGCTACTAACAATGTAATCGCTTGGAGAACTGATGTTGCATTTAACAGTGCATCATCTTACGGTACTCTCGATGGTAACTACAAGTATGTTTATGACGTTTATTCGGATACTTATCGCTGGATTGGTTTCAGTGGTGATATCGCAGGATTGATGGCTCATACTGATAGCGTAAGAGATGCTTGGTGGAGTCCAGGTGGTCTTAATCGTGGTCAGATTAAAGGCGTTGTAAAACTTGCTTATCAACCGACTCTAGCACACAGGGACCAATTGTATATGCTTCCTAACGGAATCAATCCGATTGTAACTTTCCCAGGCCAAGGCACAGTCCTCTGGGGTGATAGAACTCTGTTGGTTAAACCGAGTGCATTCGATAGAATTAATGTAAGACGTTTGTTCATTATTCTAGAGAAAGCGATATCAATATCCGCAAAATACTTCTTGTTTGAATTCAACAATGAATTCACTCGTAAGAATTTCTTGAATATGGTTAATCCATATCTTGAGGGAATCAAAGCGAGACAGGGAATGTATGATTTTTACGTTCAGTGTGATGCCGAAAACAACACACCTGAAGTCATTGACTCGAATCAGTTTATTGCGAGTATTTTTCTTAAACCTTCCAAATCAATCAACTTTATCACGCTTAATTTCGTTGCTACGAAAACCGGTGTTGATTTTGCTGAAGTGATTGGCCAAGTATAAAGGAGAATAAAAAATGGCACATTTTAATGTAAATACCTTCAACGAGCAATACACAGGTGACTACGCACGTCCTAATCTGTTTGAAGTTAATATTGCAGGCATTCAATCTCATATGTTTGTTAAGGCCGCTAGTCTTCCAGCATCAACTGTTGGAATGGTAGAGGTACCTTATCAGAACCGTAAAATTAAGGTTCCTGGTGACAGAACATTCGCTGATTGGACTGCAACTGTTATCCAAGACGAAGGATATGTATTGCGTACAGCCTTGTTAAACTGGCAGGCGGCTATCACTGGTTTCAGTGCAATGACCTCAACTGCTGGCGTGGCTACATCTCACAAGAAGATTGAGATTCAACCTTACAATCGTGATGGCTCACCATCTACACACAAAGCAAATGTGTATGGATGGCCTAGCGAAATTGGTTCAGTCGAACTCTCTTGGGAAACCATTGACACAGTTCAAGAATATACTGTTACTTTTAGTATTTCTTGGGATGACGGTGGTATTGATGCGGCTGACGTTGCTGTATTGGCGTAATAATAACTTGTTATTTAAGCGTATAAATATAGATATTAATACTAACTTAACTAACAAAGACAAGTGATATGGAACTATTTGGTTATAAGATAGAGAAGAAAATCGGCTCATCTGTGGTGGAGAAGGGGACAAAGTCCTTTGTTGCACCTAACCTAGATGATGGTTCTACCGTAATTGATGGAGGGGGAATAAACGCCTTCTCCATCAATTTCGACACTGCGTTTATAACACAGCAAGAGTTAATTGCTAAGTATAGACAAGTGGCGAGGCAGCCAGAGGCTGAATCGGCGATAGATGATATAGTTAACGAAGCAGTGGTGCTGGACCCTTATAAGGACCCAGTGTCCATTTATCTTGATAAACTAGACACAGTTGATGTGCCTAAGAATATCAAGGATATGATAGCAGAAGAATTTTCGATTATCTCTAAGAAATTAGAGTTTAATCAATCAGGGCCTGATATTTTCAGGCGTTGGTACGAAGATGGAGCAATCCATTATCATATTATTTTTGATAATGATAATCTGAAGAAAGGCATCAAAGAATTACGATACATCGATGCCGTTAATATCAAGAAGATTAAAGAGATTTTGAAAGAAAGAGATTCCGATGGAATCGAAGTTGTTACTGGGGTAGATGAATATTGGTTATATTCAAAAGAGAGTAAAGGTGTTACTCAAACCCTTAAAGTTGCATTAGAGGCAGTAGCGACTGCTGACTCTGGATTATTTGATAGCGATAAAGAAGTTACGTTATCATATCTCCATAAAGCAATGAAACCAATTAATCAACTTCGGATGCTTGAAGATTCGATGGTGATTTACAGAATTACCAGAGCGCCCGAAAGAAGGGTGTTCTATATAGACGTTGGAAATCTGCCTAAGACTAAAGCAGAACAATATCTACGAAACATTATGAACAAGTTTAAGAACAAAATGGTTTATGATGCTTCTACGGGTACTGTAGCGGACGGCAAAGATACAATGTCTATGATGGAAGACTTCTGGCTCCCACGAAAAGAGGGTGGCAGAGGTACTGAAGTAGAGACATTGCCAGGTGGTACAAATCTTGGTGATATGGATGATGTAGCATATTTTCAGAGGAAAGTATATCAGGCTCTTCACGTTCCATCTAGTAGGATGGATGTTGAAAGTACCTGGAGTTTCTCTAGAACTGGCGAGATAACAAGAGATGAGATTAAGTTTACAAAATACGTAACGAAACTACGTAAACGATTCTCTGATTTGTTGTATTCGCTATTGAGAACTCAACTCCTGTCAAAGCAGATTATTGACAAGGGAGAATGGAACGTCTACAAAGAGAATATTAATTTTATCTTTGAAGATGACGGATATTTTACGGAACTCAAGAAACTTGAGATGATGACATCCAGAATTGAAATGCTTGATACTATATCAAGTGGAGAGATGATTGGTCGTTATTACTCTGTTGAGTGGGTAAGAAAAAATGTCTTAATGCAGACTGAAGAAGATATTGATGTGTTAGACAAACAAATGGATACAGAGCGTGAAGCACAATCATCCTCGGATGGTGAAGAAGGTGAAGAAGGCGGCTCTGACGATTATTACTAGGAGATAGAATATTATGCCAAACGAAAATTTAGAAAAACTTGTGCAGTATGCACGAGATAAGAAGCCGACAGACTTTAAAGCGTTGTTGACTACTGAAATCGGTAGTAGAATCGCCACGAAGATATCGGATATTAAAACCAAACTTTCTACGACTATGTTTACAAAAGTTGAAGAAGGTAAAGATGAAGATGAAGTAGAACATACTCACGATGACGGTACTACTCATACTCACGCTGGCGGAGACAAAGAACACGTCCACGAAGGCGAACTTCCACCTGCATTGAAAAAAGCCATCGCGGCCAAGAAGAAAAAAGACGGCGGAGATGACGATGATGAAGATGAGAAGGAAGAAGCATTCGTACCAAAAGGAATGAAGATTAAAGAAGGCGACAAGGCCGCGTATCAGAAATTCTTCAATGGTAAACTTGCGAAGTACAAAGTAAAAAGTCCATCAGAGTTAGATGATGCTCAAAAGAAAAAGTTTTTCGGTGAAATCGAGAAGGAGTGGAAATCCGAAGATGAATAAACTTCAACAAGATGTTGTTGATTTTTTGATACCTATCGAAAAGAAAATGGGTCTAGTTGAGGCTACTATAACTGTTAAAAATTTCGACCACAGTGAGTATAAGAATACTGGTGGCCCTAAAGCAGTCAAAAAACTGAAGTTGAAGTATAAAGTCAGTCAAGGTAAAGGATTTATGGGAAGCGATTTAGCCACATTTACTGGACAAGAAAAAGACTTAGTTGCTTATGCACAGAAGTATTTGGGTGCTGATGGTAAAACGCTTAAAGACGTTCAAAAGGAGTTGAACTAATGAAAACAGGTGACCATCAATTTTTGAATCCTTTGGCTCCTTCTTCTATGAAACCTTTGGTTGAAAAATTCAAAGGCTTTAAGATTCATCTTTCCTGGGATGATAAAAAATGGAATTCGTATAGTTACAATGAAAAGGACATTGATGAGTTTATTGACGATGGTTGGAAAAAGTGGCAGGATTCTGATAATCTTCCTAAATGGTTATTGGCGGCAATTATGTTCGAGATGGATAAGAGCAAATTTACTTCAGGTGTAATTAAAGCATATGAAACGGTTATGCAGAGAATCAAAGATGGGAAACTTAAAGAAATTAAGATAACCCCACCGAAGCCAATATATAAAGATGTGCATCCATCGTTAATTACGACTCGTGATAGGATGCAAAGACTAGACCCTAAATACTGGAAATAAAAATGAAAGAAGATAAATTTAAACTTCAAAAAGAAACTGTTGAATTTCTAAAGCCAACATCAAAGAAACTTGGAGAAAGTACGGAATTTAAAGGTAGTAAATCCGTATCAATAACCAGATTCAGTGGTGGTAATAAGGGAATGATGATTCAACTGACTGACAAGAAACGTGGCAATATTCAGATGCCAGTTCAAGAAGCAGTTATACTTGGTAGAGCATTACAGAATAAAGATTTAATGAAGGCTTAAATGAAATGAGTCTGGTTAAATTCTCTGAATATTTTGACGAGGCAGTTGAAATAGGCAATGGTGAAGCCATTGTTGAGTGGACTGAAGAAGGATGGAACTCTCTGACGATTGCTGAACGGGCTGAATTAGAAGCCGAAGCAATCACAGGTTGGGCTATGTGGCATATTGGTCCATTAGATAAAGATTTTGATGGCGAATTAGACCCTGATGATGAAAAGTATACGGGAAGATTTGTAGCATATGAAGGGGCCTCTGCTATAAGTGAATATATTGATACAATCAATGAGGCTGCCTGTGATGCGTGTGGGGAAGACCCTTGCGTGTGTGACCCAGATGTTTCTGAAGAAATTACTCCAGAAATGTGGCTGGAGAAATACAAAGCGAGAAACACACAGCAACGCAGAAAGACACAGAAGAACAAAGACAGAATGAAGTTTAAAAATCGTGGTGCTAAGTTAAAGGCCAAGATTAACCGTAAAAAGGGTGGTAATAAAGTAAAACGAATCAAATTAAGAAAGAAGTGGATGCGTATTAACAAGTCTAAAATTAAGAACGCACACAAAGTTTATGGTGGCAAGGTTCATTCCAAGTTCACTAAGAAGAAAAAATAGGAGAGAATAATGAGACTAATCTCGGAAATTAATGAATCTGTTACATATGTGACAGAGGCAAATGGAAAAGACCTATACATCGAGGGAGTATTCCTCCAGGCGGACGTAAAGAATCGTAATGGCAGACTATATCCAGGTCCCATTATGCAGAAAGAAGTCAAGCGTTATACTAAGGAGTACATCGACAAGAAACGTGCATTCGGTGAATTAGGGCATCCAGAGGGACCGACTATCAATTTAGATAGGGTATCTCATATGATTACTGAACTGAAGCAAGATGGTAGTAACTATCTCGGCAAAGCGAAAGTCACTGATACCCCTCACGGAAACATTGTCAAGAACCTTATCAAAGAGGGAGCCCAACTTGGTGTCTCATCTCGTGGTATGGGTACGCTTAAAGCGAACAAAAAAGGAATTCAGGAAGTACAAGGTGATTTTTATCTTGCTACGGCCGCGGATATAGTCGCAGACCCTTCTGCACCCGACGCCTTTGTAAATGGAGTTATGGAAGGCAAA